ACGATACGAAATGTCTAGCGTCTGCCAAACGATTCATGGCAGGTTCAAGAATTCGGATCGAATCGTGGAACGGTTTTGTAACCTTCTTGGAAGCCGGTCTCGGTGCCATTAATCTTGGTATCAGGTGGAACAATTCGGTCAACATGGAACACGTTACAGACTTCCGTGGCGGTTCTGGTGGTGGCCACGCTCTTTGTGCGGCTCAGATGTCCAAGAAGCGTGAGGGAGAAGGAGACATCCTCAACTCATGGGACGAGCGATGGGGCGACAAGGGGTGGGCAACGTGGAACCAACGAGCGGTTGAGAAAATGTTCCGCGACAAGTTCACCGTTTTCATCGGAGTATCAGATATGGAAAACCTAGAGCCACGGAAGGTTTCGTTCACAGAGTTTTCTGACCAAGTTTCAATGTAAGGAGATAAACGTGAAAGCCAACTCAATTCTAATCCTACTTGCTTGCGGCATCGCTGCCGTAGCTTTTGCCAGTCCAACTGAAGAACCTACTCCAGTAGTGGTTTCCCAATCGAGCGACGACATCGCTTCCTTGGCTCAGTCTGTACAGGGTCTACTTGCGACGGTCAAGGCTGTCGACAAAGACGTTGTCGATAATGCCAACCGATTGGATACGCTTGATCTAAGGTTGTCGCTACTGGAAGCGGATCTTTCCACCGAACCTGAAGAGACAGTCGAAGCCAAACCGGAAGCGTTGAAAGAATTACCACCAGTAGTTAAACCGCCGGTGGCCGTTACTGGCAACAGAGGGTTTGTCGACTACGTTGTACAGAACTATCGTGGTACCGAATACGTGGAGACGGGAACGAATGACGCCCGTGCGAGCCATCTCGTTTCGTACCACGGTTCCGGGTATTTTACCATGGAGGATATTGCTCATTTGGATAGGCGTGGCAGACGACGATTACACGGGGCGGCTCATACCGGTCAACTAGGGTCGCTACGGAATCGTTACACGGGGAATACGACATCTAGCAGCGTCTCTCCAACAGTCTATACGTCCAGACGGGTTATGTACCGTTCTAATGATCGAGACTGTTTTAACGGCTCTTGTCGGACGAATAACTTTCGGATGACGCGGAGGCGACGATGAAGAACTATGTCCACGTTGTAATCCTTGGCATCCTAGTTGCCTCGGGTTTCTACTATACCGAACAACCCGTTGGAATGTTCGACAAAGAATTCGAGCTCAAAGGAGAAGTCCATGACGCGTTGTTCGGGTTACTGGAAGATGGCTTATTCGAGCGGAACGGATTGACCATAGACGCTAGTGGCGTCCAGTCGGTTTCGGTTTCGGATGGAAAGGCAAGTTTTGACCCACCGATTAAAGTTGATTGGAAGTTCTTGTCCACTACGGTTACGGACGTTACTGCCGAGATTGGCGACAATACGATCTTTATCGACGTGGACAGATCTCCTGTAGATGTAAGGATACGTCGCGATGATAGTCAAGAATGACAACTACATGTCGGCGGCTTATGCGGCGTACCAGGAGATGGACCATCGGGTGTCCTACGAACATTGCCGGGAAGTGGCAGAGCTAGTTGATTCCCTCCCCAGAGAATTGCCAATGGGGATGAGTGAGAAGGAATGGTATAAACAATGTAAGAGAACAGTGGACAATAAGGCAGCTAGTCTTGGTATCCTTTCTGCTGGGATCTTTTCCTTTATTGTTAACATGGCTATTTCGGCTTTAATTAAATTGCTTCTGAAGCATTACTTGAGCAACTCGGGATGGACTAATGAGAACGATGTGGGACGGGGACAAGAAGGATGATCCTTATCGGGAGTTGGTGCCAGGTAGCGTGCCAGATACTCCCGATGAGTACAGTCCTGTCTTTTGGGTTTTGTATACGTTAATACTTTTGGTAACAGGCATAGTGATTGGAACGGTGATGGGATGAAGGTGGAAAATATGGGAATGCTGAGATCTAAACTCAAATCGATGGCCAAGAAATATGGGACCACCAATGGTGTATCCGTCGTCGTGGGTTACTCAGCTGAATATGCCATCTATGTCCACGAAGATCTCCAAGCTAATCATCCTCGTGGGGGTGAAGCTCAGTTTCTTGCCAAAGCTGCCAAAGCCATGAATTCTCAGATTCCTAGTTTGGTTCGCAAGTATGTAAAGAATGGTGTCCACCTTATAAGTGCTCTTACCATCATTGGACTGAAGATTCAAAGAGACTCTCAGAAACTTGTACCAGTCGATACTGGCAATCTAAAAGGATCTGCCAAGACTTTTAAGGAGAAGAAATAATGCCAGAGATTATTCCATCTCCCGCTGATATAGTGACCAGAGTATTCCATTCTTTGAAATTGGGAACCGATCCGGGAGAAAACGGTCAATGGCCAATCTTCGTGAACGTGGAACCAAACGAGCCAGACGACGTCATTACAGTACAAGACACGGAAGGAGCCATGGAAGGAAGACTCCAATTCCCTGGCACTATTTCCGAAAAGCCTGGTATACAAATTCGCATCCGGTCACGGAATCCGAATCCAAGTAAGCCATACCAGATACGCGATGCCATGGACCAAACAATTCGAAACAATACCGTCAAGGTATCCGGAATCAACTACAAACTCGTTTCTGTCTCACGCCAATCAAACGTAATCTCTATTGGTAGAGATGGCAACAACGGTTTGTTTTTGTTCGTAATCAATGCCCAAGTAACCCTGTAGAATAAGGAAGTCAAATGACAGCCCCAACAGCAACAAACAGAGTAGCTCCTGTCGGCACTCACTTGAAGGATGGCTACCAATCCCTCGTAACCTTTGCGGCAGACCCTAATGTTTCTCTATGGGAAACGGAGATTGGCAGTCCAGATGGAGACGATGGTGGCGATCCAGTCGACCTGACCACGATGCATAATACTACACGGATGACCAAAGGTGCTCGTGGGTTGATCGATACCGAAAATGGTTCGATGACTTGTGGATACGCAACTACTGCTCGTGCTCAGTGTCGTGCCTTGATCAACGTCGAGACTGTAATCACGGTCACGTTTGCGGATGGAACCCAGACGGCAGACTACGGTTACATGAAGTCGTTCAAACCAACTGGTCTTACCAATGGCGAAATGCCACTGGCAGACGTTGAGTTCGTATTTACTGGTCGTGACACTAGCGGTAACGAAGAAGAACCTGTAACCGTGTAAAGGAAGGTGAGTCATGGACAATGTCAAGAAAGTATGTGACGATCTGGATACTGCTGCGGCTATCCTTCGAGCAGGCTATGGGGGACGCAAACACGTCGCCCTGGCTGACTCGATTTTGGTAGCACGCAAGGAGTTGAATGGAGCGTCGAAGGATGTTCCGGCTGGCAAGCCTAAGAAACCTGCTAGACCGGCTGGCAAGAAAGAAGTCGAAAAGATCGACTTGGACAAGTAACTTTAATTCGGGAGCGAACTAATGGCAGTAATGGATTTTGATGCGACTCTTACGGAGTGGCGACAAGAGTTCAAGTTTAAGGGGTGCGAATACCTTCTTGTTGAGGCATCTGGTGGTTCTGTCTGTGACTACAAAGACAGTATTATGAGTGCCATGACCTTGAACGATGCTAGCAAGCCGGTGAAGATCGGCGGGTTCCAGAGACCGGAGTTGGAACTGTTGGCAACTTGTATCCGTGTTAAAGACGGATTCCGTGAGATTGGCATCGAGCTAGTTGAAAAGTGGCCTAATAAGATCACTGACCAGCTAATCGACTTGGTCAAGGAAAAGTCCAATGTAACAGTTGGATCAGAAGACTCACTGGAGACGCTTGAGAAGAAAAGAGATCTGTTGGACAAACAGATTGAAGAGAAGCAAGCGGATACAGTGGGAAACGTGCCATCCTCAACCACTACTGGTTCATAGCTGCCAAGCACTTCGGCCTGTCCCTTACGGATGCCTACGACAAACTAACGAATCGTCAATTTGAGACGTTTAGGGTTTGGGTGGACATCCAAGAGGGAAGGCGGAAAGTGAGGCAACGAAATACTCCAGACTCGGTTGAGGCAAGTAAACAACGTTGGCAACAAAGGATGGGATATAATGGCAGTTAGCGAAGTGGAAATCTTTAATCTGTTAGTCCGGCTATCGGGTGATCTTGATGATTACAAAGAGATGCTGAAAGACGCAGAGGGATTGGCAGACGGGTTTGCTAAAGGATTTGGCAAGAAGATCCGTAACGCTGGTGCCATGATGACCGCTGGTATAACTGCTCCAATCGCTGGGGCTGCCGCAGCGTCTGTGAAGTTAGCCGAAGACCTAAACAAAGGTATGGCCAACGTCCAGTCGCTCGGGCTCAGTGAGGAACGAACAATAGACCTAAAGAGCGATGTCCAGGATATTGCCATCTCCATGGGTAAGTCTACGGACGATATCGCAGAGGGTTTGTACAACGTCGTATCGGCCTTTGGGGATACGGAAGAATCTGCCAAGCTATTGGCAATTAACGCGAAGGCTGGAACCGCCGGTCTAGCTACGACAATGGACGCGATCAACCTGACGTCAGCGGTCACGAAGGGATACGGAGATACATCGGCGGAAGCGGCACAGAAGGCAGCGGACCTGGCATTTATGACGGTGAAGCTCGGCCAAACTACCTTCCCGGAATTGGCAGCGTCTATTGGAGCTGTCGTACCGTTAGCCTCTACGTTAGGGGCGTCACAGGAAGAATTGTTTGCCCAGTTCGCTACTCTAACCGGCGTGACTGGCAATACTGCGGCTGTCTCTACTCAACTCGGGGCCGTGTACAACGCTCTTATGAAACCTACCAAGGAGATGGGTGGAGCAATCTCTACCGTCGCAGCTCAACTGGCAGAGAGTGGTAAGCTGGTAGAGAACAAATTCACGGCTAGGTGGTTAGATACCAAAGCTGCTTTGGAAGCAGTCCAAGCAGAATACCAAAAAGCGTTTGACGAAAAGGATCAAAAGAAAGTCAAATTGCTTGGCGAGCGAATGAAGGGATTGAGCATATTACTTGATGAGACATCACTATCTCTTGGCAGTTCGGTCATCGAAAGTACCAGTGCTGCCGAAGCCATCGACCTATTAACAGCGGCTGCCGAAGGCGATGCCAATGTTCTGGGGAAGATGTGGGGATCATCGAACGCAATTAAAGCGGTTCTGGCACTGACCGGTTCACAAGCCGAAGTCTTTACAGAAAAACTCGGACAGATGGGCGAAGCCACAGGTGCTTCCGATCAAGCGTTTAGAGACCAGAGCGAGGGATTGTCCAAGCTATCGTTCCAAGCCGCCCAAGCCAAGGCACAGTTACAGGTTATTGGTCAGGAGATGGGAGATCGGTTGGCACCTATCACTCTATCGATACAGGAGAAACTACTTGGATTGGTTAAGTGGTTTGGCAGTCTATCGGAAAAGACTCAAGAGTACATAATGATTGTCGCGGGCGTACTCGCGGTCATCGGTCCAATGTTACTCATCTTTGGTCAAATGGCTATTATAATGCCAAAGATCATCGCCCTAATGAAACTAATGGCAGCGAATGCCCTCTTAGTGAAGATCGCTATGGTCGGTCTAGCATTGGGAGGAATCGCGATAGTGGCAACCTATCTCTACCGTACCAACTCCGATATCATGGCATTTAACGCGGCACTAGAAAAGACCAAGGCACTTACTGAGCAACTGAACGCTCGAAAGGATAGAGGAAGATCGGACATCCTGGGTGCTGCCAGTTCCTTAACGGGAGACGACAAACAGAAATTCGTCGAAGCCCAGTTGAAAATAGCAGAGACGGAATTGGCAGGTAACAAGAACAATCTCAAGGGTTCTAGTAATGTATTGGCCGAGGCTCAGGAACGAGGGGCTGGCAGTAAAGTTATCGAAGCCATCCAACAGGAAGTCAAAGAGGCTCAGAACGCAGTTCGCGACCAACAGAGATTCCGCGACCAACTCGACGACATTATCAATAAGCAAGGCCGGATCGATCGGCTCAAGGAAGAAACACTTGGCAAGGATCCAAACGCCAAAGCGGATACTGCCAATCTAAAATCCATCGCGGAAGGCATCGAGTCTATCGAACGACAAGGTGGCAACTCCGCTCTAGTTCTTCTACAAGACGAGGTAACCTAAATGGCAGCGACATTACTTGGAGCGAATGAAGACAAAACGGACGGTGGAGACAATCGTGGCATTCGGACCTATAACGAGTTCTACAAGGTTCTATCCGATCGTGGAGACACAGCCTACGCAGCCGGTTCAGCGATTGGTATCCCTCGTATCGGGGATTTCCATTCCCAAGATCCTAACGCATACTGCCACTCCGTAATTGCCAAGGTAACTGACTCGCCTTTGAAGAAGGGAGCAACATTCGGGTTCATGGGAACACTATGGGAAGTCCATTGCCAATACACCACCGAGAATACTACTGGAGTCACCGGTGTAAATCCTCTCACTGAAGGGGCGAAAGTAGTTTGGTCAGGGGAAACTTATGCCCGTCAAACAAACCGAGACAAGGATGGAAACGTAGTTAAGAATTCCGCTCACCTCCCAATTAAAAGTTGGTCAGTAGACGAAACAAGGCCAATTGCCAAGATAACAAAGAATGTATCCGGATTACCAATTACCTCGATCACTACTTGGCCAGACTCAATCAACTCATCCTCTTTCTCTTTCCGGGGTCTCACCGTTCCGGAAAAGACTGCCATGTATAAGTTTGATGGTCTCAGCGAACTCAAATACCGAAACAATATTGCGTACTACACGTTCACGTTCAGCCTCCACTTCCGGGAAGATTGGAAACGATACTTCCCTAATGTTGGCAAACTCAAATACGGTCCCGTTGGTTCCGGTTCGGATTACGGTTGGTTACCTGTCCAAGACTGGCGTAACGCTCCGACATCGAGTGCGATGCCACTAGCTATTGACGGTAGCCAATTGATATTCGATACGCCGAATGTTAACGATTCCGCTTTGTTATATATCGAAGTGGAGTCTGAGAAAGAATTGAACTTCCAAGCCTTGTCCAGTTATCTTGTTTAGGAAATACTAATGACCATCTCACTGACCATCTCTCTTCAAACCTCTCTCGCGGGAGAAACCCCGGCATCAATCTCACCGGGCAACCAATCGATTACCAAGAACAACAAGGGCAAATACTCGTCAACCCTTTCTGTCACCACCTCAGAGAAGACTGTGTCGACGTTCGGAGAGTTGACCACTGAAGGAGTGACCGTTGTTCGTAACCTGGATGGCACTAACTTCGTGAAGATTGGATTCTCGACTGGAGCCTATGGCATTAAGCTCAAGCCGGGTGAGACCTACGTATTCCGACTATTGCCTGGCGTATCGATGTACCTCATCGCGGATACTGCCACCTGTCTCGTTGACCTTGACGTACTGGAAGACTAATGGTTGATTCTATTGGCATGACGGACGGGTTTAGACGGCAACTTGTCGCTCTCGTAAAACATAGTATCAATCAAGTTCGTCTGGAACATAAAGACGAAAATGAAGAGGAAGACTCACATGTTCCAGGTCGAGAGATAGGATTCATGGCAGAGGACATGGAGGAATGTGACGATGCTACGGATGGATACGATGATCTTCCTACTGCCAAGATGGATATCTATTACGAAGATGTAGACGGTAAACTTGTAAAGGATGGAGACAACCAATTAGATGTCTTGTCCAGACGCGATTCGGCTATTGACGCGGATACCTATGTTGAAGCGGAGTACCGGCGTGGACGCTGGTGGTTAAACGATGCCAACTGTGGTACTACGACGAATCCGAGAGTCAACTCATGAATATGATTTACCCTTGTAAGTGTTGTGGAGATGAATGCTGGCCTCTTGAATGGGGCCATCCTGTCGGTCCACACGGTATCAATTTCCCCGGAACTGCTGATGCTGTATTTGGTTTTGCAACTGGAACATTTTTCCACGCGGACCTAAGTGACACTGATATTCTAGGAAAGAATTTCGGAGGCATTACTAAGCATGGGAAATTAGATTTTCTCTGGTGCGGTTCAGTGTACGTTGATCGAACTCCCTTCTTCGCGACTAATGGTAATAATCATTATCCCAGTTACAATTTCCCCGGAGTACAAGCAGCCCTTGATTATCTCGATGCCGGTGGAACGATTGTAGTCTACATGGGTAAAGATCCTATGTCGAATGACTCAGGAATTTTCCCCCCCGTTCTTGGGGATGATCCGTACTTCTACGTTTGGCCATCTTCAAGAACGATGATTGAAGATTACAATACCTTTCTTTCCGCGATAGGTTCCGGCAGTTCTTATCGACCGATGAGAGATTTGGAAGAATACTCTCTCATGGTTCCCGCCGACAAAAATCTCTTTGCGTGGAATCCCGACAATACGGTTAGGAACGGTACCCATGGAATGTTTATGGGAGAGAATTATGTCAATGATCGATACATCAGAAGCACTCTGACATATGGAGAGATTCCGTTTTTTGAATGGTCTGGTGCCACCTTCCCGAAGAATAGTGAATGGTGGCAAGCTATCCTACAAAATACCGATACAAGCTCTTGGGTATTTCAACTTCCAGCTTCCAAGACTCGTTTCCCGGCGAACTACTTTGGAGGTGCTCAAGTACCTTATGAAAGACCTGCCAACGGTGGAATGTATACTTACGAATACTCAACAGGGTTCCAAATAGATGATTTCTATCGGGAAGGCAATCTGAAAGTTCCAATCATTACCGTCGAAAGTATCAACGGCGGGAAAGTGATCACTTGTGCCGGTCCGGTATCCGCTTCGATGTTTATGAATTATGTTACAGATCTCCATCGACCGGAGAATTGCCGGGTGCTTTCCGTAGCTAATGACTCTGTGTACTTTACAAGAGAAGGCGGAGAGAACGCTGATGGAGAAACTCTCAGAAATGGGGTTCCATCTCGATGGAGTCCCGGATATGGTCGAGGTGTTTCAGGTGCTCGCAGAGGTTCGGACCGCTGGACGTCTTTACAAATTCGAGATTCTAGACGTTTACATCATAGTGAGATTTTGACGGATGGCGACCCACCGACAAATGCCTTCTTCCGAAGTCGGCCAAATTCAGGATGGCCTGATGATATCCCAGTAATTCAAACTGCGTCACAAGCAGATACAACTTTTATGATTCGGATGTGCTCCAAAACCTACACTCCGAGTTCAATTGCTAAGTTCGGTGATCCTAATACCTACAATAATGACGGCCTTCAAGAATTGGTTGACTTCGGACTTACCTACGCTCTACAGCCTCATATTTATCTCAACCCGATGTTCGGTCAAACCTCAAGCCAACAATTCCGCACGGGTCACACCCAACTCGGAACTAACGACCACAACAAGTACGCAATCAATTCCGAGTTTGGTCAAAATGTGACCCACATGGTTCTTCTTCAAAACACTAATCTCTGTTATTCCAAAAGCACCTATTGGAAGAACACTCTCACTGATACGCTCTCCGTAAGATTCACCGTGAAGAATCCCGACGGTTCGACTGCTACCGATGAGTTCGCGGATGAACTTTGGGTTCCAGTCGTTCCCGCGATATTCCAAAAGGGAAAATGGTATGCGGATCTGGAGTCTGTAGAGAAAGGATCAATCTATAAAACCAACTCAAACACTTTCGGCAATACGAAGATTATAAGCAACGTGCGATCTCGAATCGTCAAAATGAAAGACATTACGGATTGGCCGAACGTAGTCGACGCTCAACCCGATCTCACAACCGACGGTCCGATGTTCAGCATGGGATATTGCGGAGTGTCTAGCGGGTTTCACGAAGGAATCAATTTGAGCGTAGGCACCGGATATGAATACACCGCGTTCTCAATCGTAACTCCGAGACAGTTGGGTGGTCGTGAACCAGTTTTAGATCTCATTCATGATCCGAGAACCGATCGGCAGGAAGCCTGGGATTTGGTAGCGGGACGAACTATGTTGTAGATTGACTAATGGCGGTCGCGAATGAATCGCGGCTCGGGGATTTGGCCACGGTCCCTGCCACTCGCTTTTGTCGCTCCCAAGGCGGGTGGGCCATTTTTGTTTCTAACGGGTTCAAATCGGTAGTACGGGCGGATAGTCCCGGAATCGTCCCGATAGGCTTAGAATGTGGAGAAAACGGCCTAGAATCGGCCTTTTCCCGGTTCCCTATACCCCGGAACCCAAGAATAACACCGGCAAGGCGTCTCTCCACACCCTCTCCACACGGTATTCGTCTCTAGGTCTACTCGGTCGCGTAACCCTATTTGAGCCCCTTAAACTGTGGAGACGGTGTTCTTAGACTCCCGATATCCGCCCGAATACGAAAACACGCCGGAATACTCGATGGCATCCGGCGTGGCAAAGGTTAGATTGGCAACGGTGGCAGACTACTTTGGGTTCCCGATAAAAGACTCGTTCAGCCGAATCGTTTGGACACCGAATTCCATCCCCTTATATCGCAATGGCGTCCGACCCTGAAGATACGAAACGTGGAGATTGGCAGCCTTCTCTGTGACGTAGACTTCGATGAGCTCCTCAATTCGATTCTCTTCCGGGTTAAGACTAAAGACGACGTACACTTGTACAAGATCCGACAGATACTTCTTTACGCTCGCCTGAGCTAACTTGTCCAGAGCGTCTTCAAATGCGATATCACCATTACGGTACGCATTTAGAACTGACGCTGGCAAGTCTGGACGGTACTCGACTCTGAATCCGGGATTGGCATCCTTCATCTTACGAACCGAGATAAGATTTGCGTTGACCCTGCGTTCCAGAGTCCTAACGATTTCCTCAGTGTCTTCGTTTTTCGTTGGCATCACTTCACCGCCTTTCGAGATTTCTCCAAGGGATACGTAAACTTTGTCCAGTCCCGTCGTTTGCCTATTCCATTGTACTCGTCCGCGTAGCCTTCCGTGACTAGCCGATTGTTGACGCTGAACCAACCTGCTTCATCCTCAGAAAAGATAATGCCCATATACCTTCCATACTTGCCAGTACGGTCTTTGACGGTTTTGAGGATTATCGTGCCATCGATCGGAGCTAGTTGAAGGAATCGTTCGCGTGCTTCCATTCCCATCTTCTTTTGAGGTCCGCGTCTTTCCGGTGTATCGATGCCCATTAGCCGAATCTTCTGGACACTTGAGATATTGAACCCGTGGTCGATCCGGACGGTGACGGTATCACCATCGTAGACATCGATCAATTCGGCGTTGTACACGTATCGCTCGGGAGGATTAAAGTCATCCCCGCCAAGTGCCACTGTCGCCAGCGATCCTAGTAATAAAAGTGCCACTTGAAACTTGGTCATAGTATTCTCCAAGGCTAATTGAAAAGACACCCTGCGGCCGCCGACCAAAGTAGACGCAGGGTGCCCGGAACACTGCCACGAGGCAGCGTCACTTCTTAGATCTCTTTGCCGGCCTAAATTGGCGTTTGCCAGTTAGGTGGTGTTTTCCTTTCTCATGGTTCTTGCCACGGATCTTAAAACCACATTTCGAACATCGATCAGTCATCTTTGCCATTCCTTTAGTATGATCTTTCGATCAGAATAAGTATGACGGAGGCAATTCCCCATCCGCCAGTCAATCCCGCAAACACTAAACCACCAACAAAAATTAGATCATCCTTGATCCACATAACTCTTCCCCTAAACCTATTCTACTCGGAAACGTACACCAACTCTGAAATCGCTCGCGTTATTGCCACGTAGCGAAGATTCTTTTCTTGCTCACGTTCCCATGGCTTCGTTGCCATAGGGTGAGGAACGGTGGCACCTTTCGGCTCGATGAGAAATACTCGCTGAGCCTCTAACCCTTTCGCCTTATGTATAGACGATAGAAGTATGCCATCTACTTTATCGTCGGTGAAGATATGGTTCACCTCGTCCACTACGTCTGCGGCGGTTTTGGCATCCTCGGCAAAGAAGAGCAAACAATCCACCTTATCCTGGATATTGGCAATCTTGATATCGGACGGGTTTCGTCCCTTCTGCTCGCGGGCGACCTCAGCGATGCCCCACTCAGTTAGCCGCCATCGAAGATCCTCTACACCGATCGACGGATAATACTTTGCCCATTCCTTGGCATTCATAACACCAGCCTTCCGAGCATCGTTCTTGTACACGCGTTTGATTAGAGCAATAAGCCCCTGCCCCACGTCGCGACCCTGGATATTGGCCTTCTGTCCTTTCCTCAGAAATCTAAAGCACTCGGAGATAAGTGGAGCATTACAACGACATAGGATCATGTCTCCAGGCGTGACCAACTCCCTGTAGTCGTCTTTACTTTCTGGAGGGAAAGAACGATGGAGAACCGTGCCATCCGGGTTGTCCTCGTGAGCCTCGAATTCCGGGACTCTAAACTGTGCCTCCTTCACGATAGCCTTGCCACACCGGCGGGTTACCGTTAGCGGGAGAACGATGACATTCTTGCCAGTCGGTCCACCGAGATCCTCTTCCATCCGGTCCATGGCTTCCGAGTCTGCCCCCGCGAATCCGTAGATCGCCTGGAACTCATCGCCGCATAGGAGAAGACGTTGACCACACTTCCTTGCCAACGCCTGCTGGCATCGATTACCATCTTGCGACTCGTCCCATAGGAGTAAGTCGAACGGCTTAAATGCCAGATCGTGGACAATCGGAAGCCAGATCATATCGTTATAGTCCATCTCCATATCCTTAGAGACATCCTTACAACGCTCTAGCACATCCGGTACGGTATCGTAGACTCGATTGCGACTACCGTTTAGGTCTACGTCGTAATGGCTACACAGAGCGTTAAGGTTGTACTCCGTCGGCTCTGCCAAGTTTACCTTACAAAGTCCAACTAGCTTCTCCGTGGCATTGAGGAAGTCACCGTGCTTCTTTTTGAGCGTCCAGATATCCGTCTTGGACACCTCGCAGATTATGTTGGACGTTCGCCATCCGTTAGTGGCACCCAAACCCGGTTTGAGCTTAAAGTGGTTACGGACGATTCTGCCTCCCATCCGATGCATAGTCATCGCTTGGCAATTCTTTCCTTTCGGGATTCGCTTTTCCAATGCCATTGCGATGGCTTTACTAAAGGCGACGAAGGCGATGCTATCGTGGTTACCCTTTGCCATCTCCTTCCAAACGGCTGCCTGTTGAGGGGATGGAATAATGTCCAACTTCCGTTTGCCCCTTCCGGGGTTATTCGGATCGATGTCCACCATAACATGAGGCTTAATTCCTTTCAGATGTTGGATGCCACCAACGAGCATCGTGGACTTACCAGTTCCAGCGAATGCCTTACAGATAATATGAGGGGCAGAAGTTTTCTTGCCAGCGTTGACGAGTTTAGTAGCGATGGTCATAACGATTTTCCTTTACAGAATTGAGATAGAAACCAATTGTTCAATTATACGTCACGGACGAGTTCAAGGAGTTCAGCGGCAAATGCTTCGATGCCACCTTTCGTGCCAGAGATTTTAATCTTATTGGCATCAATGTCCCCGATGTATGAAGAGATAACGATGATGGCTTCTGGGTCATCCTTGAACCGTTCCTCTGCCATATCTTCATACTCTAAGGCCGCTCCATTTACAAACGGATTATTCCATTCCTGGCCAAACGCTTCGATGGACACTTCACTAATATATTTGTTAACAATCTTCATAGCTTCATTCCTTTACATGGACAAGAGAAAAACCGGAGCCCATCCCGGCGTGGGGCTACGTTCATTATAAGCTAAACTTTGGCATCGTCCATGAGACCGAATTCAGCGAGACTGCGAGAGACCAACGAGATCGCATCGTCTATGTCGTAGACGTCAGAAACGTAGATTCGGTTAGAATCCGGAGTCACAGCGTCTAAATCGTCTGCCACGATCGGTACGATGGTCAGGCTTTCGTCCGTGCCAGATCCGATCGAGTATAGATGGTTGAACCGCACCGTTCGATGGTACCATCCCGATAGTGCGTTAATCAGCGATGACCGATCCAGTGGCATACCGGCAGGTTTAAGCGTACAGTGGCAAACGTGCGTCCCGGTGGTCAACGCATTCTTCCCGATGGCATACAGCGTTACCTTATGGCCAGCCTCTTCAAGAATCTCGACTGCCGAGATAGCTGCCATTCCTCGCCACATACATTCGGTCGAAGTCTTTGACCACGGTGTCGTCGTTTGGACAACCACGCTAAACTCTCCAGGCCCGGTAGTATCGACCCTCACCGACTTCCTCATAAAGTTGGCATCGCCCTGCATTAGACGATCGATGTCCACGTCGCCATCATCGGCATTGAAGACCACTTTGCGTTTGGAGGATTTGATCTCAATCTTAATGAGCTCCTTCATTCGCTTATACAGTTTAGTGGCAATGTCCAATCCCTCTTCCCAATTACTGTGGGCAGCCTCCATCGCTTGGTCAAAGGTATTTATGTTCCGACCAACAAAGTCGGATTTGCCAGACTCGAATCGATCGCGTAGAATCGTCTTCTCCATATCTGCCAGACTGGCATAGGCGTTGACGTCGGTCGTTTTATTCTGTTCGTTCAAAAAGCTCATCGTTACATTCCTTGGCAAAGTTAAAAAGTGAAACTCAGTTTTGTGCGGGCAACTATGCCCAGTCGGCGTGGTTCTTAACCTTCAGCGTCTCATCGGCGTGCCATCCTTGGAAGAATGATTCGTCGATGTCTTCGATTGTCCAACCATCGGAATACATATCATAGGCGTCTTTCATAAATCGAGTGGACAGTGATCGTTCCAATCGGTTTTTGTTAATGCCATCCCGGTATTTGAGAAGGCGGTTGCGTAAAGTATCGTCTGGACAAAGTTCTGCTTCCACGGTGGCATCGTAGTCCATATACGTTTTACCGATACGGAATCGGTCCAGCGTGGCATCATCGAGTTTGTTCCTTCCGGAATACATTCGGTCTGCTCCAGTGCCAACCGTGTTAGCCGCACCGACACAGATGAAGTCGTCGTGCCTTTCTGCATAGGGATTCGACGGACGATTCGGAACTGCCATCTTCCCGTTTGCCAAGGCCGTGTTAATGACCAGTAGCACATTCGGATCGGCAGCATCCATTTCGTCTAGTAGGAATACTCCACCATTCTCGAATGCCACGACAAACTCGGAAATGATAGACGAGAAGCCATTGGCCATCGCTGCCGCCAAAGTAGCGGCTGCCGCCTTGGCAACTCCCTGCTCCACGAATTCGTTATAGTTGTCCATAAGCACATCCCTGTCCGGTATAGTTGGAGCGATGCGAGCCGTCATATGCGTCTCAGGCGTGCCACTGGTACAACTCGTAAAGTAGAATGGCAGATCCATCGAATCCGCTATCTGCTCGCACGTAAAGGTTTTGCCAGATCCCGTGGGTCCGTAGATAAGGATGTTCTTTCGACGCACTGCCAACTTTAGCAGCCGTTCAAACTTAGCATGGAACAGGCCTTCCGTGACCTTAACCATGCCATCCTTCTTCCACGCTTCGATGCTTACCACTCGATCGGCTGGCTTCGCTGCCACCTGAACCTTTAAGTCTGCCACTTCGTCTTCCAACTGGGCAACGAGTGTGCCAGCCATCGGATCGACTAACGGTGCTGGATCTGAAACGGTAAGAGTGGCAGGATTGAAAGTGGCAGGATTTCCCCCTGTGTCCGGTTCGATGTAGTGGATACCGGATGCGTTCGTTCCTTGCCAGTTCGTTATCCCTCCAATCTTGCCATCGTTGACCATCGTAATGACCACGCCACGCACGACGGATGCGGCAGCGGAGTAGCCGGTGTATTTGCCAACCTCGCGGGTTAGTGTTGCCACCGACCACGTTTTGGCACGGTCTTCGGTTAGGATGTACAATACGCATTTGTGAGCGTCGGTCGGGTTTTTACTAAAAGTTGCCATCGTCGTCGTTCCCTTTACATTGGAAGAAAAGAAACCGGTGCCAATCTCCGGTAGTGGCAACAAACTCGTCTACGCTTCAAAGTCTTGGACAATGCCAGTGGAAAGTAGTTCGCGATATTGGCAAGCAGTTAAGTCCATTTCCATTCGGATAAAAGATTCCATCATATGGTCAGGCGTGGACACAAGAATCTTTCGCAGTTCGACGCCCTGGGCTGGCATCAGATAAACGTCTAGGATATCTGCCAATGCTTCCACCTGGGCAACCTTCAAAGTCATTGCCACCCACTTGCCACTTAATCGACTTAATTTCCATACCGTAGTGGCATCGTGCTTCGTGGCATATGCCAGGCATTCGTCCAGACTTCCGAAGTAACCAAAATCCTCTCCATCGCGGTAGTCTGTTGTACAGTAGTTAGTCGTGGTCAACTTCGCGTCCATCTTTCCTAAAGTTCGCGGCGTGGCATTCGTTTTACTCTTCGTGGCACTTGGCATCGTTTCGTTTCCTTTACACTAAACTTAAAACTTAACATTAACACTAAAAGAAGTATCGTCTACCCTAACTGATAACGCTAGGCCAACCCGCCTGTATTCGTTCCGCCCGAAAAACTAATTTTTCCCGTGCGCTATATACGGGGTTTGCGTCGGAAATCTTTTGGATTATTTTTCCGGAATTTTGCTACTTCGGCCTTCGATATGTACCATTTGTAGCCGTGGCGGGAATAGCCGGCATCCCCTGGCACCACTGGCACTTTCGTTGCCACAAGCCTGCCAAGCCTGATCAACTCCGTTACGGCATTCGCCCTGGTGTATCCTAAAGCCTTGGCAACTTGTCGCGTATTCATGGTTTCTTTCCGTAAAGGTTTTGGTAATCCCTCACCGCGATATTGGTAATGTGCCAAACAAACCCGTGTCGGTTAAATCCGAAGTCTCCAGGTTTCGTTGGCACCCGGGTGGCCCGGATTCGTCCCATGCGACAAAGTCTAGTGACCGTTGTAACGTCGCAGTTCAGAATCCGGGCAACATCCCTGGGATTCATGGCAAGCCTTTCAATTGGGGTTACTCGTCAGAGTCTTCATCGGACTCTTCAGATTCCTCATCGGCTCCATCCTCCTCCACATCGTCCACAACCGCCTCATCAGATTCGTCTTCGGTATCGTCTTCGGATTCGACGACATCCTCCACAACCTCATCGGCTTCCTCGTCTTCCACTTCCTCTTCATCTGCCAACATCGATTCCCGTTCTCCGCCAAAGTCGATGCCACCGACAGTTGGGTTCTCCGCCAGTTGCCGGAATCCGTCATCGTCTTTCGTGTACTTAGGTTTGATGTTCGCAGCGGTCATTTTCTTACCAGCCGAGAAGACTGTCCAAGCCTTAACGAAGATGGCGATGCGTTCGTTATGTACAGATGTCGCATCCTCGTCTTCGAGCAGATTCTTGATCGCCTTCCGAAGTGGGTCCAGATCTTTGCCTTCCGATCCGAGTAGGGTCCAGAATTGCTCAGCCTTCTCCCACAGCTTGTCGTCGAGAACAGTTTCATCTGGCCTGTCCATATCCTTGTAGGCTTGAGGATCGGTTGCCGACGTGGCCATTAGGAACATGAGACCGGAAGCGTATCCTGGAGAGATAAACTTGCCAATCGATTTATCGTCGTCTTCCAAACAGAGATGCGAGACACACTCGACCATTTTCGGATGACGCTCGATGAAGTCCAGAGACTCGGAATGAGTCCTGCGCAAACCGAATGCGTCGTCGACACCTGTTCTCTCCCAGAGAAACTTGACGGCATAGTTTAGGTTTCTCGCTGCCACTCCACGTTCGTTCTTAGTCAACGACCGGAAGTATTCAGAACGGAAGATGACATCGGTTAGCGACCGTGGCCGTCCCGTGTCCAAGGTGTTAACAATCTCGTCCGTTTCCTCGGCACCGAATGCCACCGTAGTTTCGAAGACTGGACATTCGCCATTCCAGTCCGGATACAACTCGGCATCGATCTCGAAATCCTGCGTGGCCAGGATGTAGGCGATAAGCCGGTGTTGTCCCGATAGGACGATGCCCGTCTTCCCGATGATGATCGGTTCGAAGTTGAGCTTCCATTTCTTCCGGAGATGCTCTTGGACAAGTGTCTTCACCCATCCTAAGTTAAGCTGCCGGTTGTTTAGGTTGTTACAGCATCGGATCTTGACGCCGTTGGCATCCTTCAAATCAAACTCGCTTCCGAATCCCGCGTCATCGGGTTCTTCTTGCCACCCTAACAACTTCTTGGCTTCTTTCGCGGTCATCGCCGTCTTGTCCATACAAATCTTCATTCGCGGTTTGGCGTAGATGATTTCTCGTCCGGCAGACTTCGTTTTCAAACTTGGCATTAAAACATTCCTAAAATCGTGAGGTTAAGTAAAGGTACAAACAGCGGGTGATTACATTTCGATTCCGACTTCAACTGGTTCAACCTTTTCCGGCGAAACAAACTTGATCGGTTTCCGTTTCCTTTTCCTTGTTGGGCTCGGTGACCACTTTACCCAGTCGGGCCATCCGAACAACTCGTTGGCAGTCAGATACAACCTTGCGTCTGACGAAACTCTTACAACCTTGACCATCGTTTCTTCTCCGATACTACGGTAGAAATCCCCACACCGCCGATCGATGTAGGGAGGTGTAGTCTAGGGTACATTGTTAAATACGGATATCCCTAGCGTAACCGAAACTGTCGAGTTGTCCAGCGAGTTGAACTGTACAACGTTTTTATTAGATATACACGGGTTATCGCTGACAGGTTATTTTGAGATACTGATTATTGACTAAGTGTAGAATCGTAGGCTATAGTGTAAATAGCGGTTCGCACCGCTGCCATACCCGATATTTCGATGTCCAAGGCTCAGTCTCGTATCGGGAGAAGGCATCCAAGAGTTTCAGGCACGTCCCGGCCAGGGTAGTTTTAACCGTTACAGATATTGGTCAAACGGTATGAGGGATGGGATCGGAGTATCTACAGATACGTTAGACCGGCCTGTAACTAGGTCTACCGATATCTCTTCACGGAGAACATGACCAAGGGACCGACGGCTGTAGCCAGAGGCGTGAGGAAAATCTAGTATGGCTCTCGCACTATTGCTTTTTGGCAGTATCGTGTCGGGACCCAGTCCGTGAGGAAAAGGGTTTTTAACCGCACGGTGGCCATGTCATATCGTAGTCTATACTGTAGATAGAGACTTTTCTGACTTTACTACGGGAGTGGATACGATGCCTTGTGATGGACTTCAAAGCGATATTATTGATAGAGCGAATCAAAGTATTGACCAGCTAAGGGAACAGAACAAAACCCTTGGACAGCGATTAAACATTGTAACCGCGTTACTATGCGACCTATGTGGGAAGATGAATGACGCGGTTCTATATCTGACCAACGATCCTCACTGGGAAAAGGAGGAAGTGGAAAAACTATTCCCTGCCGAGTTAAAGGCGTGGTGGATTGAGCATTCTAAGAAGGATGCCGCTAGACGGAGTAGAGCCCAACAGGAAATGGCCAACGCTGCTGCGATACAGAATCGTAGTAACCACTTGAAGTCGGTACACGACCGGCTAATGTCCCAGCTAACGGACGAAGAGTTGGAAGCGTTAGGATTCAAGCGACCTGCCAAGGATACCACCCAGCCGGGGAAGCCCCAGTCAGCCGGCCACCCCGTACCGAAAGAGTCACCGAAACCCATCCCGTACATGCCACCGGAGTTCCCACCGGAAGTAGAACAGTTCGGGTCATAGATTGGTTCGGTTGGTTCCTCGTGGCAGTTTTCCTCGTTAGCGGAGCATCGCTGACGTATCTCATTCTCTTTACCATCTACGGAAGATAGATATGCCGAAGCTGCCAAGTAAACGGAAACCCGTGACCAAGGTTGTTACGGGGTTGGCACCGAAAGAAGAACTGACTTCCATCCTCAGAGATTATGGCAGGCGGGTTCCTTCTAAGCGTAAAGCCTTCAGATACCATTCGGTCAAGTCCAGGAAACTGTTCAAGGCCACCGGGAAGGCAATTGGCAAGTTCTTTGTCATACATTACAATAAAGCGAGGAAGGGTTGGCAAGTAACCCACCTGCCTACTCGGGAAAGCGTAGTACAACCATTCGATACCGAAGAGCAAGCTGTCCAGTTCACTAGAGCGGTGGCAGGATTGGACGGATGGGAAAAGAAAACGACGGACGAGCTCAAACATTTTGAGGGATGTTGTATCAATCTGAGATCCTTCATCCGTAAACATTCCATGAGCGTCGGTGCCATTGAATTGGTTATCAATCGACTAGCTAAAGGTTGTTAAGTGCCAAAGGTTAAAAAGAAACGGAAGCTGACCAAGGTAATGGGGATCGATCCTGGCAAGTCCGGGGGGATAGTCGTTCTGGACGTTCGTGGTGGCGTAGTCCTAATGGAAGAGATGCCAACGACGTACCGGGATATCTTCAAACTCCTTGACCAAGACGTAGAGTTTTGTTACATCGAGTGGATCCATCCTGCCATTCAGGGAGCAGCGAAATCCGCGATGTCCAAGCTGTACGGAAACTACTGTGCCTTACAAATGGCATTAACGGGTAACGCGATCCGCCATAATACCGTAATGCCAAAGAAGTGGCAGCAACACTTCGAGATTCCGAAGCGAGGCGGGTTGACCAAGACGAAATGGAAGGATGTCCTCAAAGGGAAAGCGGAGCAGATCTTTCCGGAACTGGATGTCTGGGACCAAACCCTTACCAAGCAACGTACCGTTTGTGATGCCCTACTCATTGCCGAGTACACAAGGAGAGAGATATGCCTAAGCTCCCCAAAATGACGTGGAAGCGTTTTAAGAAGAAGTGGCAGGACTGCGACAAATGCGAGTTGTCGAAGACTCGGGACAAGATCGTAATTGCCAAGGGAACAATACCCTGCGACGTTCTGTTCATCGGGGAAGCACCGGGATATAGCGAAGACACTCTTGGCAAACCGTTCGTTGGTCCGGCTGGCAAACTACTCCATAAGGTTATCGACGAAGCGTTGGAAGAAAACGGGATGATCGTACCGCCAACGATGGCGTTCACTAATCTGGTTTGTTGTATTCCGAAAACGGAAGACGGAAGCAAAACGCACGACCCGCCAAAGGAGTGTGTACAAGCCTGTTATCCTCGCCTCCAGGAATTCGTTGAACTTTGTAAACCTCAGTGCCTAGTCTTCGTTGGTAGGGTAGCGGAGAAACGCGGTGGCACTCTCCTCATGTCCGAATGCCTAGATGCTATCTCGATTACGCATCCGGCGGCTATACTAAGAGGAACGGGTGCGAATACAGAACTACAATGCCAAAAGATGATTATTGACCTACGGGTTATGTTTAACAATCTAGTACCATTTTAGGAGCGAACAATGCCATCTCTGACTTCCAAGATTAAAGCCCAAGCCAAGAAGAACACCGAACCGGCTTGGTCAGGACCACACGACGATGGGATCACCCAGTCGATGGTCTCGTCATACCTTAACTGTCGGGAACGATTTCGGATTCGTGCCATCGATGGGCTACAACCGATACCGCGATTCAATAAGGCCATCGCCTACGGACATATGTGGCACCTATGCGAGGAATGTTTCGCTCGGGGGGAAGACTACCACGACGAACTCAAAGACTACGCGATGGTGTTGGTCAGTCAATGGAAAACCGATCAGGCCGAAATCGATAAGTGGTACAACGTCTGTATGGTTCAGTTTCCGGTGTACGTTGATTTCTGGGAACGACATAAAGACGTGAGGCGTCGGAAGCCGTTATTCCAGGAGAAGTCTTTCAAGATACCATACACCCTACCGTCCGGACGTACAGTGTACATGCGAGGCAAGTTCGATTCGGTAGATATCCTCGGGAAAGAAGTTTGGCTGCAGGAGAACAAGACGAAGGGACAAATTAACTTTACCAGTTTGGAACGGCAGCTGACCTACGATCTTCAAACGGGATTCTACTTCAAAGCGTTGACCATCGATCCGGAAGTGTTAGCGACGAAGAAGAAAGTGGGTGGCATTACTTACAATGTTATCCGTCGTCCGCTATCGGGCGGGAAGGGTTCCATCCGTCCGCATAAGGCACGCGGTGCCAAGCCGGCAGAAACTCTTCGCGACTACTATGACAGATTACAGACTATAATAGAAATAGACGCCAAGGAGGAAGATGGAGAGCAATGTACATTCTTCCACCGATGGAAGATTGAGATTGAGCAAAAGGATTCGGATCGGTTCTGCGACACCTTCCTCAATCCGGTTTTGGAAAATGTTTGCGACGATTACGAATGGTGGATGTATTGTAAGAATACTGGCACGTCGGCTTTCGACTACGCTATAAGATCCGGAGAGTTTCCTGACCATCAGCTACGCCATTCGATTCATCCCTACGGAGTGTACAATGTTCTAAATGAAGGAGGCATTACGGACATCGACGAATACTTGATCACTGGCTCGACGGTCGGGCTGACTCGTGTAGAAACTATGTTCCCGGAATTGTAACATGTTTAGTAGACGACAAAAACGAGAAATCTCTTCATCTGTCCAAAAGATTTTACGAGAGACGGGACATCCGGAATTGCCAGTTGGTAATATCAGATTCCAACTCCACGTAGACGGAGCAGAGTCATGGAGTTGGGCAGACATCGGGGATAACGCCTCAGTTGATAAACCGGGGGTCAACCCTCATAACGAAAGTCAGGACAAATAATGCCAGTAGCAAGAAAACAAACTGCCAAGAAGCCAGTAAAGAAGTCCGGGGGCAGGCGAGTACCAAAGACGGGCATCTTGTCCAGGATTGAAACGCCAGAGTTTTCCGATGACGATCCGTTGGTTGTTGCCGTATTTGGAAAGCCCACGACTGGCAAGACGACATTCGCCTGTTCCTTCCCAGGAAGAATCTTGTACGTGTCTTGTTCAGGTGGTCTTAACAAACCGGGAGAACTCAAGTCGTTGTCCAAGGAGACTCTGGCCAAGATCGATTTAATCCGGATCAAGAATTGCGAGGATCTCAATAGCATTACCGAAGAAGTGGCAATGTCTGAACCTCATACCACCGTTGTCCTTGACCATCTCACTTCGTTTTCCGATCTGGTATTGGAGGAAGTAACCGGGAAACCGGTGCCGGCTCAACTTAGTTGGGGTTATGCCAAACAACAGGAGTGGGGGAAGCATGGAGCGTTGGTCAAGTCGTTTCTACGGAATCTAATCGATACCGGGAAGAATACGGTCATCGTATGCCATGAGAGAGTGTTCGAGCCGCCTGAGGATTCCACGCTCGATCTTCCTACCGTTATAGGTCCGGCGTGTACTCCAACGATTGCCAACTGGCTTACGGGAACGATAGACTATAGCATCCAGATGTTCCTTCGTGCCAAGACTATCGACAAGACGGTCACGATCAACAAGAAGACCAAGATCAGGAAGATCAAAACTGATGAGATGGAGTTCTGTTCGTACCTTCCACTTGCCGAAGGCCGAATGACCAAGTTTAGAAAACCGATTGACTTGGAAATACCAACTGTGGTTGTAGACTTAGATTACAATAAACTTTCAGCTATAATAAAGGAGTAGGGATGCTGATACTTTCAAGAAAGAAGGAAGAGACAATTGTCGTCACTTTGCCAGACGGCACTGAGATATCAATTATGATCGTAGATCTTCGCGGAGACAGAGTGCGATTGGGCATCGAAGCTCCAAAAGATTTCAAGATTTTAAGAAAGGAGATTATTGGCAATGAACCTACTGTAACGTGACCCTGCTTGACCATTCATTTCGTGTTTACTTTGGAGAAGATAGATGCCAGTTAAAAAGTCCGTGCTCGGGAAGACATTCAAATCGAGTCTGAACAAGCAAAAGAAGAAGAAGCAAACTTTCACTCCCGGTGGTGGAGGATTCCCGAATGGAATTGAGTTTGGAGTTGCCAAGATTTCGTCGATGAAGATTGACGTCTACGGTCGCGGCGACAACAAGGGAAAACCGTACTTCATGATGAGGGGCGTTTGTACATCCCCTAAAACAATTAAGTTGGACGGTGATACGGTCGACGTGGCAGGTATCCAAGACACTCTCGTCATGGAGCCGTTGTTCGATACGCCGACACGTGCCAGAAAGACTGAGGCTGAGCATATTGCTTACCTTCTCTGGATTCTCCAAGAGATGGGGGTCGACACTGACGACATGGACGACGATTCGTTGGAAGATGGCAGTCTCTTCAAGGCAATTCTTGAGGACAAGCCTCATGCCAAGTTCCGGACGTGGAAGGGTGAAGCTACAAAAGACTTCCCCGACCCACGCGTCAATGTTCAATTCGGTGGTATCAAGAACGACGTGGTCAGCGAAGAAGGCGATGACGATGACGTCGTGGACGAGACGGATGACGAAGTGCCAGACGAAACTGAACCGGATGTAGTCGATGAAGCCGGTGAAGAAGAGGAAGAAGCAAAACCTGCTCCAAAGAAACCACGACGCAAGAAGAAGAAAGTGGCAAAGGCTGAACCTGAGCCTGAGCCAGAAGAAGACGAAGATGAAGATGAAGACGAAGATGAAGGCGATGAAGATCTGGAAGAGTTGGCCAAAGCTGCCGACGCTAACGATGAAGATGAGGAATCCGCTGCCAAGATTATGGAAGCTGCCACTAAGGCTGGTGTATCCGAAGAAGATGCCGAATCAGCTGCCAACTGGGTAGCTGTCGTCGAGTTGATCAAGGAAGCATCCGGCGGTGACGATGAAGAAGAACCAACGGTGGAAGAGGAAGAAGACGAAGACGAAGAAATCTCACCTGCCAAGGGTGAAACCTACTTCTACAAGCCGCCACGGTTTAAGAAGGCAGTTGAGATCGAGATCACCAAGGTTCTCGCTCGTGCCAAGAAGGTCAGTGGTAAGACATCGAAGGGTAACACCTACGATAACGTGCCATTCGACAAGTTGAGCAACGATAGTTAGACGTGGGTGGTTTTGTGAGGGGTCGCTCACGTGTGGGGGCCATCGATTCTTCTCGGTCGGTGGTCCCTCTTTATAGAAAAATGAAATGCCAAAGCTACCAAAGAAGTGGAAAGACAAACGATGTATTGCTTGCGGCGGTTCCGGTAAAGCTACTAGCGGGGATGGTTGTTCCCCCTGTAGAGGAACTGGCAATAAACAGAAAAGCGATTTTAACCTACCAGCCCCGACAAGGAAGTCTAAATGATCAAGTCGGTCGATACGGAGACCACCGGAACGGATCTGTACCATGGCAACCTACCCTACCTGGTTACTTTCTGCGACGACAATGGCAATAACAAGTATTGGGAATGGGACGTAGATCCGGAGACTAGACAGCCCCTCTACAACTCCGATGACCTAGACGATATAGAAGACGAATTGTCGACCGGAACACTTGTCCTACAGAACCCGGTGTTCGACGTGGAAGCATTAACCGCTGTCGATCCGGTCTTTGGGCGAAACTGGCGTTGGGAGGATACTGAGGACACGCTACTGGCATCCCATATCCTATCGACGAATACGCCGCATAATCTCGACTGGTTAGCGGACCAGTATCTTGGCATCGATTTATCGACGATTGAGAACGGTATCCGGGATGCTACTAACCACGCCCGGTCGATAGTTAAGATGGACAAGCCGACGTGGAAGATAGCGAAGCCAGGTATGCCCGATATGCCATCGGTGAAATCCCAATCGTCCAAAGTCGTCCGTGGTAAAGAACAGGAATCCTATTGGAAGGCCGATATGTGGCTTCCGAGATCCTTTGTTGTCTTCTCCCCAGAAGACTTGCCAGGGGAACTTGGTTGGAAACAAGGAGATAATCCTGAAGAACATTCTTGGGCAACGGTCTGTGCTACTTATGCCAACTCCGATACGGGCGTAACACTTCCTCTTTGGCACGAACTGAAACTCCACTTAGAGAAACGGGGACTGTACCAACTTTATGTAGAGCGGCAGAAGCTATTACGAATTGTCCATCTAATGCAGAGGCAGGGCATTACGATAAACCTGGACAGACTCCGCGAACTAAAGAAAGACTACAACACCGAGTTAAAGCGTGCCAATCGAGCGTTGACGAAGATTGCGAATAACCACGGCTACGAACTGGACTTGCCAAAAGGGGCGAACAACGATTCACTTGCTCATTTCTGTTTCGGGTATGAACCGAAGTTTAACGGAGATGGCATTACGACATGCTCGATGTGCTCGAAGAATATACCGAAGACTGAGCGTGGCAAGGAAAGCTGGTTTCTTCTGGAGGGAAAGTGGTACTGTAAGAAATGCGAGTGTAAGCGGTTCCCCGGTAGTTGGTTGAACCTGCCAGTTCTTCGTCGATCGGCTAAGACGAACAAACCGCAGATGACCAAAGATATTATCGACGAACTGGCACTACAACTAGATGGAGAACAAAAGACGTTCGTGGTCAACCTACGAGCGAAACGAAAACTTGGCAAGTCGTTGGAGTACATTACTTCATACCTTCGATACATGACCGACAATAGAGATCCTTGGGCAAGACTACACTCATCTTTGAATCCTTGTGGCACCGATACTCTACGTTGGTCTTCTCATAATCCGTCGCAGCAGGTTATCTCCAAACAGAAAGATCATAACGGGAGAAACCTGCGGTACATCTTTGGTCCCGGCGATGGCAGAGTTTGGTACAGTTCCGATTATGACAATCTGGAGCTACGCCTACCCGCCTACGAATGCCAAGAGCCAGCGATGTTAGAGTTGTTCGAGAGTCCGGACGTAGGACCATACTTTGGCAGCTACCATCTTCTTATCTTTTCGATACTCCATCCGGATAAGTATGACCACGACGATCCAGAGGGGTTGATCAAGGCGAGAGACAAGTACAAGGCGACGTGGTACCAGTGGAC